TCACCTGTAATTAAAATGTCTTGGTTAATAACCCAAAAAGGTTCAAAGTTTTTAATTTTATTAAACCTATCCTCTTCGTAATATTCTTTTAGCACACCATCTTCAAAAAACGCAAACGAACAATGATGTGAAATATTAATTCCTAATACTTTCATTAGTCTTTCTTATACTAAATCTTTTGCCTTTCCAATTACAGGTTTATATTTTGTTTTACCTTCTGATTTATATGCGTGTAAGAATTGTTTTCTTGGTTGGTCAGTAGTATAGCTACAATGTATCCACCCACTGTTCGGCTCACCAGGAGTGTAGAACTCCAATATCAATTGATCATAGTCTAGGTTCTTGTTAATCCAGTCAGCTAGCTCTGCATTGTCTGTTCCCATCACTTCAAAATCCGCCGCCTCTGCACGGGCATGTTGGCTGTTGACTGAGCTACCTATCTTTAGGCACAGCTGCTCACTACGAAACCCGCTAGTCACTTTTACTCTGCCAAAGTGATCACGCACTGGCTGTAAAATATTTTCACAAAGTGCTTTTAGTTTTTCTATCTGACCTGAATTGGGATTGTTGTTGATATCCAAACGAATAGCAGTATCCGATTTGATTAATTCTTGAAGCGTGAAGTTACGACTCAGATTCATTTTTATTCCTCTTTCTATTATAACGTTTTTTGTTTTTAATTACAAGTTGCCTGAAGCGTGGTGTACGGAGCATTTTTGCAATCTTATTCGAGGATGAGTTTCTTGATTGAGAGCGAGCCATCTATATTCTGTTCTACTTCTGCCATAGACTTTATGCACTGGTGCTGTATGTTGCCACCTTTATCTTGTCTTTTAGCATGTCTTTTACCTTTTAAACACATTGCCATTGAAGGTTTATTTGTTTCAGGATCTATTTGAATTCTGTGTTCTTTAATCTCTCCATTAATTATCATAAGAAGAGCTACAACTTCTAAAATCATTGATACCCCTTTCCGTTTTCTCTAACTTTATCTTTTAATTCTTCTATATCCTTTAATGCCTTATCTAATTGTTCACTTAAAAATTCTATATTAACTTTGTTTGTCATATTCATTTCTTGAGTCTTCTCCATTTTCTCAACGGACTTGTACAAATCCTCCAATAAAAAATGTTGCTCTTGATCGACGGGCACTTGTTCAGATTTTTTTAACAAATCATTTTCAAACAACTCACGTGATGTCTCTAACGATACCAACCTCGCAGTCAGCTCTGTATAAGCGAACACGCCCATTGCGACGAGCACGATCAAACTAGCTACCGTTTTCATCGGCATCTGTACTCGTGCTTCTTCTCCGATGTTGAGTGGTCTATTGGACATGTGGTCCTCCACAGAAAGCCAGGAGAACTAACATTACAATTAATAAACCTGTAAAGTAATAATTCATCCTGGCTATCTCCATAATTATTATCCCCAAAGCCATTGTTTTGCTTTCTTAATCGGCCAGCAAACAATGTTCCAAATCCATTTTACAATTTTCTTTACCATGTTATCCTCCTTATTTGATACTTCAGAATCTCCATGAATATGTCCACAGTGCGGACATACTTTGTCAACGTTAATAGGTGTTATTATAAACCCCATTCCACAGTTTTCACACTTCATTTTTTCTTCTCCTCAATTTCATAGAAGAACTTGTCGGTATCTTCTGTCCGCCATGCTCTACTATCTTCAACGTTCCATTCATTTGTTTGCACTTTCCAATCAGGAGTCTCATCTTTCACTGTGAAAGATGGTATGTCCCATATACATCTATTGTTGGGTTGTGCAGCAAAATTGCCATCATCTAAGGCAATTATGTGAGCGCACTTGTGTTCGTGCGGTATCTCTGAATGATCAGTGTCAAGTATGTTACTCTCTGGATGAGCAAAGTCAACCGTAAATAAATATTTTCCTGGATGCCATTTTTTGTCTTTACCTATGTACTTTCCAGCCTGTCCGTCTAGGATATCCCAACGATGAACAGAAGGATAATAAGAAAAACAATTCCAGAGCTGTAGTTCATCAAGTCGTCTTGTGGGCACGTCGGATGGTTCAAATCCCTTTTGAATAAACGCGCTAATTGGTAAGCGATAAAATATTGCACCGTTTTCCATAATAGCATGAAATAGTATGGCCCTTCCCGTAAGTGCAGATAGACCGAATATAATACAGTCTTCAACTTCGCCATGATGTTTTTGTAAGTCATAAAGATACTCCCTTTTTATTTGTGCATAAGTCGGTGGTATGTTTACATTTAAGTATGCCATAATTTTTCATTTTTATTTATATAAAACAAAATTAATAACTTGTCTACACGGTGAATAAATGGGGCAAGAGCCCGCATGATTCATAGTAGAGTTAAAAATAACAGCTCTTCCTTGTCTAGGAGAAACTCTTTTTATTTCTTTTAATTTTTTATTAAAAAACACAGTATCTCCATCAGTATTATTAATATAATATATTATACTCACTGCCTCTTTAGCTTCTGGATAATCTGTACTTGGAATTGTTAAATCATGATGTATGGGTCCATAATTTTCTTTCTTATTATTTGGATATGGACAATTCATATTAATTTTTATTCTATGAATAAAATAATTAGATAGTTTGTTTATGTGCATTAAATGATAAACTAAAGGAAAAAATATAGTATCCATATAAAAAGATTTTCCTTCAAAAATTATTCGTGTAAATTGAGGATAATCAACTACACCTTTTGTTTTTTTTATCCAAGGACTAACGCTTGAACTATTGTAACTATACAAATATTCATTCTGTAAATTTTTAATTATTTTTAATTGTGTTTCTATGTCAGCAAAATTGTCTATTACTTTTATATCCATTATTTAATAGATCCCCAGTTAGGCCCTGCTTCATAATCCACTTTATTTGGTATCTTCAAGTCAACTGCGTTTTCCATTACATCTTTTATTTTAGCTGCTTCCAAATCATTGATGACAGATATATCTAATTCATCGTGTACCTGTATGTGTGGTGTAATACCTTCTTTGTACAATTCTAACATAGCCTTCTTAGTCATGTCAGCTGCCGATCCTTGTATGAGTTTGTTCAAAGCTTTGTATGTAAATGCTCTACGCGTTGGATTGTTATGCCAGTAATTCTTTTTAGGATTACCATCTTTGTCTTTTAATATTTCATCCTCATCGTCTTTTAAATATGGTCCCATCTTTTGTAGATCCTGCATACGTTCTTCGTCTTCAGGTGGTATGTATTTACCCCAGTCACTGCCACGTAGTATCGGTTCGTATTTAGGAAATCGACATCGTCTACCCAACAAAGTTTTAATCTGTCCTTTGTTAGCGGCAGCTTTCATAACTTCATTCATTAATTGTTTTACGAATGGAACTCTTGAGTGATACTTGTCAAATAATTCCTCTGCTTTAAATTTAGATACACCCAACTCTGCTTGTAGTTTAGCTTTACCCATACCATAAAACAAACCAAGATTAATTACTTTAGCTTGCGATCTTGGTATTTCTGCCATCTCTGCAACTATTTTGTGAAAGTCTGTTGACGAATCTGTGTCGTAAGAATCTGCAATTGTATTTACAGATGGTAAACCATAACGTAGTGCGTAGTGTGCTACAAGTCTTGGTTCCTGTTGCGAGTAGTCAAAACAACCCCACTTGCATCCTTGTTCAGGTATAAACAAACTTCTTATCATAGGACCTAATACAGGATCACGTGCTGGTATTTGTTGTAGGTTTGGATTAGCATAACTAAATCTACCTGTGATAGTTCCTCCATCATCAGATCTAATTTGATTTATCTCTGCATGGATTCTACCTTTGTGTTCGTGTTTTAATATTGTATCAATAAACGTTGTATTTATTTTATTAATCTTTCTTGCTTCAGCTATCTTTTGTATGATAGGATGCTCGTGATTTGAAAGGAAATTTTTAGTAAATGATGGTTCACCGGATTTCGCAGTACGCTCGTAAGATAGGTTCAGTTTTTGAAAAACTTTTTCAATCGATCTTGCTGCCCATATTTGAGTATCTATTCCTGTTTCTTTTTGAACTTCTCGCAATAACAGCTGCTCTTGTCCTATCAATTCCTTACGCAACTCGTAAGCTCGTTGAGTATCTACGCGAACGCCTAGGTAACGCATATCAACGAGACAAGGAAAGAGATCCGTTTCAAGATTAAAAATATCTTGTAGATCATTTTCAATTAATAATTTTTTTACATGTTGCCAAAGTTTAAAAGTTAACTCAGCATCTTTTTCAGCGTACGCTCCAACTTCTTGCGCAGGTAACTTCCACATGTCAGCTTTTGCATCAAGTCCTCTTGACTTTGCAGCTTCATTTAGTGCACGTTCGTTTTTACCTTCGTTTAAAAAATGCCAAGACAAAGTATTTAGTGTGTATGAAAATCTGTTTTCATCTAATAGTGAGCACGCAATCATTGTATCCACTATTAAACCATTGATATTTAAGCCTAAACTACGTATCCAACATACATCGTACATAGCGTTATGAAATATTTTTGTAGCTGGACACTCAAGAATATCTTTAAACCATTCTAAAGTTTTATCTCTGTCCATATTGGGTCCTTCTTGATGAGCAATAGGAAAATACCATTTGTCATTGTATGTAGCCACAGCTATACCAACAACTTCACCATTACCAATAACTGCACCAGATCCTTTTGATTTTAAATCTGGATCTCTTGTTTCCAAGTCTATTGCAATCTCATCGTAAGATCTAAGATCTGGATACTCTGTAGGCTGAACCCATTCTGTTTGTGGCAATATCATTTATTCTTCATGTCTCTCATTTTTTTTAATTCTAACTGGCAGTAGTGTATTATCTTTTTAATATCTTCTGCTCCACCTTTACGTTGATAGCGGCAAACGTATTTAACAACGTTTCCTTGAAAAAACGATAGATCGTTTTTAGAAATAAACTCGTAAGGTTGAATGGGAAACTTTGTATAGTGATTCCCGCCGACCTGAGTATATTGTGGAAACGCCTCGTCCAATATATTTTTATCTGTCATAATTGATACTCCCTTAATTTCTTTTTTGCTCTCAGTTTATATAGATTATTTCTTGCTCTCGTAACTCCAACATACCACACTCTATGCTCTTCATCTTGTTTGTCAACACTTGATTTGATTCCTTGCTGTACAGTACGACCTTGGTGCAAAGATAAAATTACATTATCTTCCTCACCACCTTTTATTGCATGAATAGTTGATAACCATATTCTTGCTTTTTCTTTTAAGTTTTCTTTCGATGCAATTAAATTTCTTAAATATAAAATTTCTTTTTGATCTGCTACGAACTTATCATACCATGGAACTTTAGCATCCCAGTTACCTGTAGGTATAAATTCTTTTACTGCACTTATTTCTTTTTCATCTAACACTTCATCTATTGTCCATTTAGTGTAGGCCACTGCAGCTTCATACATACCAACTTTAAAACTTTTACCTTTGTTACTTTGATAATAAAAATTTTTACGTTTTAAATCTTTCATAATATCTAACAAATTACTTTTAGTTCTTGTGAGTATTAGCCACTTACCTTGTGTTAGATCAACCTGGTTAAGATCAGATATGTAATGTGATTCACCTTCATAGTCTCTTGGATAATATTTTTTTAGTTTTCTAATTCCAAGAATATTATTGATAGGTTTTGTTGATTCTTCTTGAACAGCTTTTGATATACGTCTTGATCTTCTTAATACAATCTCTCTTGCAGGTTCTTTTACAAATCTAGTTACATCAGCTCCGGCCCACGCATAGATAGCCTGGTCATCATCACCAGCTAGATACATTTGTTCACAATGATACTTTAATTTATCGTATAGTTGCCATTGCAATGGTGATAAGTCTTGAGCTTCATCAATAAATATAGCTTTGAATACAGGTATCTTGTCAGAGTTTAACACTGCTTTTACAATGTCGTTAAAATCAAAAAGATTATTTTTTTGTTTGTATACTTGAAGGTTTTGATAAATATGATTTAGTGTATCAAAGTCATCAACTTGTTTTTTATCATGTTCGTTTAAATCGTACTCTTCTCTGATAGTTATATCTTTGTTTATTGATTTCTGTATCATTTGAAAATATGGATTATTACAAGTTAAGTAATGTGTTTCTTCTTCGTTGTATTTATCATTAAACGAAACTCTTATATTTAATTTTTTACCAAGGTCTTCGTAGTGATATGGCTGCATGATATCTTCTTCATTTAATCCAAGTAAGTGATAACAGAATGCGTGTATTGTTTGAAAGTATGGCACTTCTTTTTCAGATACATCAATTCTTTTGCGTGCTTCCTCTGCAGCTTTTCTAGTAAATGCAAAGTAACCTATCTTGTGTAAAGGCACACCAATACGTTCATACGCTTTTACACGTCTGATTAATCTAAATGTTTTACCGGTACCAGGTGGTCCGTAGATTTTATTGATCTTTTCCATTGGCTTTCTTAAACCCATCTTTGAGTGATCCAGTCCAGCCATATGATCCATGATGTGTTGTTTGTCCATCAACTACTCCGTAAAATTTAAAACCTGATTTTCTAATTAAGTTACAAAAATTAACATCTTCACCCCACCATGTTCCGTCTTTACCAAAACTAGTGTCCCAAAAATTATAAAAATATGAATTTGCTTTTTCAGATATTATTTCTTTTTGTTTTATTTTAAGGTGTGGATTATCTTTCATTAGTTTTTCATAAACTCTTCTATGAATTAATGTTAGACCTGCAGGTCCAGCTTTTAATTCTACAATACCTTTTTCATCTACTTCAATGTTAGTTGGATCATTAAACTCTATAGAAAATTTTAATACTTGGTCTTGTGTTTTCTTTCTGTATGGTACACAGATAGCATCTTTTTGTGCAATAATCATACGTCCAACAACGTCAGGTTCAAACTCCATATCTGCGTCTACAAACAATTGATAATCAAACCCTGATTCTAAAAACATTGCAGTCAATACGTTTCTTCCATAACCAACATAAGGACATTTAAATGTTCCTATTTCTGCTGGCATTTTAGCGATTGTAAATTTATTAAATAATTTTACCAACGATAAACACGTTGACACGTGCATTAAATCATACGTTGGCATAGATATATAAATTTTAGGTGGCTTCGTCATACTATATTCTCCTTATCTTCTATTTCTATTATTTCTTCTGGTATCTCTTCTTTTTCTAAAC